CAACGTTATTGTACAAACTTGCACCGACTACTGGTGCTTCGTTATACCAAAGGTATTGATCTAATAAATCTTGTGCCGATTGACAGCATTCTTCAACTGTTGCAGATGTATAGAGTGAACCAATACCAAGATTACTGCGTAACTCAGCTTCGGTTACATATGTGGCTGGCATTGTTATCCTCTCTTAAAAAGCTCCCCTGGGGCTAGGGCTACTAAACCCCAGAGGATTATTATTTGGTTTAACCTATTAGGTTAGGTTGAAGCGACGAACTCCACCTTGTGTTAATACACCAACGGCCATGTAGCCATATAGTGCTGTTTCGATCTCGCCTGAAGTTGGGATATTTGTGCTTAGGCGTAGGATAGGTGATTCGTAGATAGATACTGCAGATGGTACAACGATAAACGCTGACTCATCAATTACAGTAGATACTGCATTTGGATCTACAAATAGATCTAAACCTAATACGTTGCCACGTAGTGAACGTGGTGAAGCTGATCCAGCTGCGTTCATTGGCTGTGATGCTGTGTAAATTGGGCGATCTGTTGAATCCTTAGCACCGATCAAAAGATTCCATTGACCTGTACCAGCGATGTAAGCAGTTGCCAACTCACCTGTTGCAAGGTAAGCAGCTGGTGCTTGCTCTGCTACGTAAGCGATAATTCCGTTAGATGTTGCAGCTTGTGGGTTAGCTTGTGCGCCACCTGCTGTTAATGCTGCAATTACTGCTGCATCTGTTGCCTTGTTATAAGCACGTGTCATGTTATCTAACATAGCTTGGAAGAAATCTGGTGAGCTGCGCTCTAAAACTTCTAGGCTGTAGCGTTGTAATCCAGCGTACTTTTTAACTGTTAGATTTACATAGCTGGACACAATTCCAGTTTCTGATGGTGCTGCTGCTTCTGCAGTTTCTGCCACTGTACCAGATGTAGTGATCTTTGGTACTGAGATAGTCATGCCTGCTGCTGGTAATGCACGTGTACCGATTGCATCAACAGCTGGGCGTGATCCAATTAAGGTATCTACTACTGTTGGTACGAATTGTGTTGGATTAAATGCTGGGTTGGTTGTAAATGAATCATCTGCAGCTGTTAAATACTTTGCTACATCTGCTTCTGCCTTTAATACCCATTGTGCAGACTCATGGTTACCCATTTGAGCTTTAATTGAGTGCTCTAAGAATTGAGCTTGTGTTTTAATTGGTGAGCGTGGCTCTGTATAGAAGGATGCACTAACTGTTGGGCGTGCGGCTTCTACTGGAGCTGACTCAACCACTGGTGTTACTGTTGGCTCTGTAGTGTTTTCCACTATAGCCTCACTTTCCGTAGTTGGTTGATTTGTTGCATCCGCTTCGCCTTCGCTAGCGGCAACTTTAGTTACTTGTGCTTCTGTAAATGCTGGTGATTCAACTAGGCTAACTTCTTTAAGTTGCGCCTTAGTTACATAAATATAATCTTTTTTCTGTGATGATTTAATTACATCTACGCCTACAGATAGGCCATCGATTAGCTGCTCACTTGCAAGAATAATTGCTTCTTGGCCAGCCATGCTAGCGCTAATTTTAAAGCTGGCGTAAATACCATCTTCTGCTTCGTTAAATTTTTGCATACGGCCTATTGGTCGATCTGCTGCATGTTGCATAAGCATTTTTATCTTGCCAGGGTCGCCTACTTCTATTGATCCTTTAGCAAATACAACTTTGCCAGCACTGGTGTTACCAGGTACTTCAAATGGTACGATTTTGCCTGCAATTACTCTGCGCTCGCCATCTGCGCTTTCGATCTGGCTACTGAATGTAAGTAACATCAGTGTCCTCATTTCCGTTAGGTGTCATTTGTTCCATTTCTTTGGCTTGTTCAACATCTATTAAACCTAAAGCTAACATTTTTTCTATTGCTTCCAAGCGCTTCATTGTGTCTGCTCGTAAAAAAGATTCTTCTAATGCAAACTTAACTACATGCCCACGTGGGGTTATATCATCCATAGATAAACGATCTTCTATAGCACAAATGTAAGGTTGTAGAGAATATGCAACAAATTCTTTGCGACCATCTAATATATTTTGGTACGTCATAGAATTATTCATATCGGCGCTTATGTAATACGCTGGCACGTTCATAGCTCTAGCAATTTGTGTGGCTAAGTACTGTTGCGCTTCTGAGTACATCATATCTTTAGGAGAATAGCCAACAGGCTCATAACTTAATGTGCTAGTTAAATATGCTGTAGATTTATTCTGACGTGCTGCCTTCCAAGCTGCTAATAATGCTTGTACTTGTGATTCTGGCATATCTGCGCCAGTGTTTTTAATAAATCCTGTTGCCATAGGTGTTTGTGCAGCTACAGCGCTTGCTTTTTCTAAATCTAATGCTGCTTGTATTGTTCTACCTGCGGTTTGTAATACACCTTGTGTTAATCCTTGAAATGTTACTAAACTGCCAAGACCAACCATAGGTGCTTTAGCGCCATCGACTGTGTAATATAAAACTTCTGTACCTAACTGATTTGTTTGTGCTACTACACGATTATTGGCAATCCATTCAAATCTTGCAGGGCGTAAATCATCTGCAAACACTTCGGTTACACGCCAAAAAGCTTGGCCATAGAATACGAGTGAGTCCACTGTCCAACTAATAGTTACAGATCTTGGTTGTCTAATATCTGGCTGCTCTAACCATACTGGCTTACCTAATTTTTGACCTGTAGATTTTTTGTATAGCTCTAGAGGTAAATATCCAATTACGCCTTTAATTAAATTTAAGCATCGATTTACAGCTGGTACTTGTGTGGCCAGCGTTCTATCCATTGGGCCAAATCCAAATGTGTTATAACCAAATTGGATAGTGTTATCGCCCATAACGGCAGGGGCGTATTGCGCTTGGACAGTTTGATTTTTATTGGTTATACCCAAAGCAGACAATAGACCCATATATATACTTTATACCATAAATCGGACTATTGGTGCAAGTTACACAATAATTTGCGCAGTTTGTTGTGGTTTAGTTAATTGGCTAGTAACCATAGCAAGGCTTATAGCAGCTGTAACATCACCAGCTGATTTACGCCTAATAATGCGCCAGCCAGCATCATTTGTCTTAGCTGCACAGTTATTAAGATGCTGTACTAAGTCAGCTTGTCCAGAATGGACTATGCGGTTATTGGCTAAGCCATCTGCTAGGTCTGAGCAAGCCTGGTAGAAAGCCTGGCCGCTTACGTCTTGCATTCTCCAACCGCTTTGTTCTAATTTTGTGGCAATAGTTTGCGTGGCGTACTTGTCAAAACAAATAATAAACGGATGATATTTTCTAGCCCATTCATTTATGTCACTTGCCATTTTAACTTCATCTATGGCTATATCGCTATACCATAATTGCGCAAGTCCTACAGCTATCTTGCCGTCTTTTAACTGACCCATAACTAAAGCGCCAGAACGTCTGGTCGGTGCAATATCGAAGGCCATTATAGTCTGAGGTCCGACAGGGATTTCTAGCGTACTATCACTACATGCTTCTATTGATCCATATACCCATGGGCTTTGTGTGCTATCTACCCACTGACATAACATCTCAGTACGTGTAGCTTCTATGCTATTGGTGCTTACAGATTCTTCTAATGTTTGCTCAGTTATTAAATGACCCAATGCAGGGTTAGCCATAGCCCAGGCTTTTTTATCGCTAATTTTACAATGTTGTGGTGCACTATATTCGTAATATCCTAAATTCTCTGGTGGATATGATAAACAGCGTTCACGTAGATCATTAAGTACAGTACTAAATCCATCACCAGCGTTACTTGTCATTAATGTCATCGAATTAGGTCTAGCACGTGTTACAGGTAGTGCAGCTGTAAAAGCTTCTTCCGACCATTCTCTTAATTCGTCTAAATATAGAAAATCTGCAGTCTTACCACGAGGTGCATCTCTAGTAGCTGCAGCAATCTCATACCTTGCGCCATTAAGTAAGCTGATAGATTCTTGTCCGTTAGCCAGGCGTATTTGTCTTACCTGATCTTTTAAGAATTGATTATCTTCTATTGTGTAAGCAACTTGCCTAAAGGTATCTAATGCCATATTTCGATTAGATGACATGCCCAGGACATTCTTAGAACCCCATAAGAATAAATGTGAGAGTATAAGCATGCGGGCTAAATGTGTTTTACCATTCTGACGTGCTACCAGCAATAAAGCGGTTTTCTTGCGCCAGTTATTATCATCATCGATAGTTAATAAGTCCTGGAGTACCCAGCGCTGCCAAGGAATCAAAGGTAAGCCTATTTTGTCAGCTAGATCAGATACTTCTTGTAATTTACTATTGCCTTTTAGTAACGGCGTGTGGATTCTAGGCTCGGTGCTGCCAATTAGCCCGACCCCTCGTTTAATCTGGTTTGATTCGGTATTAATCTGCATCGAAGTCCAACGTATCTGGTTTAGAAAAAGGTGAGTCTGGCACTGTCCTTGTGGTCTCAGGGAGAGAAGGTTTCAAA